CAGCGAGACCCGGACGCCGTCCGCCACAACACGATGCTCCATGATCTCGACCGCAACATCGGTATTGGCGCCGCTGTTCCAGATCAGACGCCCCGCCGTGAACAGCCCTTCGTCGAAATCATCGAGGCCCGACACGATCACCGCCGAGGTGGCGTCGATCCGTGTCACGCTGCCGGTGCCGCAAAATTCCGGCGCGGCGAGATCGACCCGGCAGCGCGTATCGCCCAGATCGACGCCGCAGCGCGCGGTGTAGAGCCGTCCGCTCTCCTGCGCCAGCGCATCGGCGAGACCGCGCAATTCGGCAGTAAACCCTTGCCCTTCACGCTTGACCTCGCCCAGCGTCGCACGCGCGATCAACACCTTCAACGTGACATCGCTCCAGTCCACCAGCCAGGTATCGATCCGCGCGGCGTCATAGCGCCCGGCGGCGAGGTCGGCCTCGGTCAGCGAGCTATCCGCCAGCGCGCCCGAAATCTCCGCGCCATCGACCGACAAATCAAACCGGCTGCTCGCCTCCGACGCGGTAAAGCCGGTGCCGGCACGGCAGAGGATGGCATCAATGGCGAGGTCCTCGTCATGATCGGTGAAACCCTGAACGACGCCGTCGCGCCGCGTCAGCGTCCAGCAATGCGCCAGCGTGGTGACGCCGCTGTCGAGCCGGTCCTGCAACGCGGGCGGAATCTGTCTCATGGCTTGATCTCCACCAGCGGGATTTTCGGAATCGCGCCGGCGCTGAACGCGGTGAGATCGACTTCGAGATAATCGGTATCGAACCGCACGGGCACATCGAACTGGAAGCCGGCGGTCACCGCCGCGCCGGGTGGCGGAATATGTCCGCCGGCAAAGGTGACGATCCCGCTCGCGGTGTCGCAGGTGAAATGATCGCTCGTCACCTCCGCACCCGCCACCGCGACGCGCACGCTGCCCGGCACCGGCTTTGCGATCTGCCGCGCATAGGGCGCATAAAGACCGCCATAGGATTTGATCAGCTGAAATGACGCCTGCTCGCCGTCGCCGGTGCCGATGGTCTGGTCGTGCGGCGTCAGCGCCCCCGCAGGTGCCGCCGAGGAATGATCGAGCCGGTCGCGCCAGCGGAAACCGTAAAGCTGGCCGCGCCGCTCCTCAAAGAACGCCACCACAGCCTGCAACGCGTCGAACGTCTTGACGCCATAGCCCGCATCGTAGCGGCGACGCGAATGCGCCCAGCGCGCGTTGCGCTGCTCGCGCCCCGAGCCGAAGGTGACGATCTCGGTGCGCCGCTCCGGCCCGCCCGCGCTCTTCATCGCGATATCGAGCGGGAAAAGAACTTCGTGAAAACTGATGGGCATGGGATATCCGATTGGAATAACGCAAGATCGCAACACCATTCGCCGTCATTGCGAGCGAAGCGAAGCAATCCAGTTCTGAGCCTGAACCTCATCCTGAGGAGCGCGCCACATAACCAGGTTGACGCAGGCAATGCCGACTATCGCGCGCGTCTCGAAGGATGAAGGCCAGAATGCCTTGAAACAGTGTGGCCTCATGGTTCGAGATGCGAGGCATGGCCTCGCTCCTCACCATGAGGAGTTGGATTGCTTTGTTGCGCTTGCAACGACGATCACAAACCGCGCTGGCCGCGCGCGACGGCGCGGGCGATCTGCCCGGTGACGTAGCTCTCCGAGCGGCGGAAGCTGTCGGCATCGGGCGTTGCGATCTGGATCGTGACGTTTGTACTGCCGCTCCCGCCTGCGGTAACGCCGAGCCGACCGTCCGCTCCGCGTTGCAAGGGCATGATCGCTTCCGGCCCCGCCTCGCCGGCAAGGCCGATACCGCCCTGCAACAGCGGAAAGTAAGTCGGCGTGCCGATCACTCCGCCTGAAGCGAACGGCTTCACCGCGCCAGTCGCGGCGGTCAAACCCGTCCCCACGCCACTCCCGGCGCCCATGAATCCGGAAAGAAGACTCTCGATTCCGCCAGTCAGACTGCGCTCCAGCGGCTTGAACGCCATCCGCACCGCAAGGTCGGACAGCCGCAGGGTCAGCGATTTCAGAACATCGTCGAACTGCTTGCCGCCGGTCACCGAGACGGCGAACGCCTGGGTCATCGCGCGCGAGAACGAACTTGCGCCAAGCTCGAGGTCGCGCGTGCGCAGCGTCAGGCCGTCGAGCGTGCGGGAGGCATCGTCGAAACTGTCGGAGATGTCGCTCATGGTCACTCCCTGGCGTTGTCGGGAAACCGCGCCATCAAGTCCTGCAAGGCCGCGCGGCCGATCGGTTCATGTCCCTCGCCACGCACCGCGCGGATCGCATAGGCCAGCTCGCGCGGCGTCATCGCCCAGAATTCGCGCGACGGCAGCCGCAGCACGCCGAGCCCGAAGCCGATGGCGTCCTTCCAGGGAAACGGCGTCATCGCGCCACTTCCGGCGCATCGAAGGTCGCAGCGATCAGGTCGGCGGCGATGCGGACATAGCCGGACGCGCCGCCCTCCACCTTCATCGCCATCACCTCATCGTCGCTGATATTGTTCCCCGCGCCGCGCAGCCCCGCGCCGATGATGCGCGCAAGATCGCGCGCCGAAAGGCGGCCGGAGCCGAAACGGCCCGCCAGCGCCATCAGATCGTCGGCGCCGAACGCGGCCTCAAGTTCGGCCAGCGCGCCGAGCGTGAGCACCAGCGTGCGCCGTGCGCCGCCGATCTCAGCCTCGATCTCGCCGCGATAGGGATTTGGCATCGTCATGTCCTCACAACGCCGCGAAGGTCAGCGCCCCGGCGGACTCCAGCCCGAGGTCGAACGTCACCTCACCATTGTGCTCGCCGGAAAATTCCAGACTGGTGATCTGGAACGGTCCGGCGATGGTGCCGAAATCCGGCACCACCACCTGGCACGAGGCCAGCGCGCCATCGAAGAAGATTTGCCGCACCAGCGTGTCGGAGGCGGCATCCTTGAACAGGCCACGGCCGGAGATCGAGGCGCGCCTGACACCCGCCCCTTCCAGCAATTCGCGCCAACGGTCGGCGGACTCCGCGTGGGTGATGTCGACGGTCTCGGCGTTGAACGCGATCTTGCGGCTCCGCATCCCCGCGACGGTGACGAAGCCGGTCCCGTCATCGATCTTCAGCAGAAGATCCTTGCCCTTTTGCGCGCCCATGGGGTCTCCTTTGAAATGCAGTTTATGATCGATCCTCATCCTTCGAGACGCATCGCGGTGCGATGCTCCTCAGGATGAGGGCCTTGTCAGTCACACCGGCTCGGTCACGGCACGAAAGCGCACCAGCGCGTGATAGGTTCGTCCGTCGCTTTCGCGGCGGATATCGGCGACCGAGAAGCGCAGATTGACCAGACGATGACCGTCCGGCGACAACGGCGCATCGTCGAGCGCCTGCAACAATGTGCCGGCAATCAGATGCGCCTCGCGATGTCCGCCTTTGCGTGACCAGGCATGCAGCGTGAGCTGATGTTCCTGCGTCATGCCGCCATCGGACGACACATCGGTCAGCCGCGCCTCGCCCAGCGTGACATAGGGAAACGCCACGCCTCGCGGCGGCTCGTCATAGATCCGCGCGCCGCCGAGCACGGCGGCAAGGCCGGCGTCACGCGCCAGCACATCGTAAATCGCGGCGCGCAGCGCCACGCCGGATGTGGTCATGTGGGAAAGCTCCAAAGAATTATCGTGACGAGAAGGTCAGCCCTCATGGTGAGGAGGCGCAATACGCCGCCTCAGTTCTTTGCACTGCCGTCACGCCCGCGCCTGTCGTAGGCATCCACGTCTTCACGAACGAAGCCCAGAAAGGCGCCGATGGCAGGGCGAAAGGGCGTTCACGCCCGTCTTCGACGGTCTATGCCCGGCCATGACGAGGATCTGGAATGTCTCGTTCAACCAATCCATAGCTCCGCTTCGATTTCGAGATATCTGCGATCCTCGCTGTCGCGGATGGTGACGATGCGATAGATGCGCGCGCCTTCGGCAAAGCGGTGCTGCAAGGTGATGCTGAAACTGTTGCGCAGCACGATGCGATAACGCTGGCTTGCGCCGTCGCTGTCGGCCTCGACCCCGCGCCGCGCGGCGAGCGGCCTCACCTGCGCCCACGCCGTGGCAAAAGTGCTCCAGTCCCGCACCACGCCGCCCTGATCGTCGGGCGTCTCGACCGGCTGCTGCAACACCAGCCGCGTTCTCAATTGTCCGGGATCGATCATAGCGACAGCACCCGCTGCGATGAAATCATGGCGTTGACGCTCGGCGGCAGCATCGCCACGCTGGCACCGATCGCGACCAGGCCGCGGTTCTCGTACCAGTGCGCGACCAGCATGCGGATCGCCTGCAGCAGCACCTGCGGCACCTTGTCAGCCGCGCCGAATCCGATTTCCACATCGAGCTCGATACCGGCCTGTGGGCGTCCCGGCAGAGGCAGCGACCACGCCGGCTCGGCGACCTGATCGGCCGAA